CCTTGTATTAGAATTATTGCTTGTAATAAATGAACAATTTATATTATAGTTTTGTGTTGAGTAATTGCCAAAATTCAGCGCAATAGATGCTAACGAAGTATATGCGTCACCATGTCTAAAAGAGCAAGATGGATTATCTATTGATATATTTAATTGAATTGTTTTTCCAGCAGTTGTAAATGTCTGTGTTGACGTACCACGGAAGGAAAAAGCACCATTTGCAGAAGGCGTAACTCCAGACCCGTATATTACATCGCCGTAAAAAGTTGGGCCAGACGGGCCTGATAACGTCATTGCGCTAGTGCGACCAGACATATTGAGCGTGCCAATGTTCCACGCTGCGTTTAGCTGTACATCCCCTGCGCTACCAGCGTTATCAAAAACAGCAGTGTCTTGCGCCAAAGGGAAGTTGTTAACAGCAGGTGTACCTCCAGAAGATGTAGCCCACCCAGTAGCAGACCAGCCTTGTGTTCCAGCAAGGTTCCAATATTTGTTTGTTCCGGCAACAAACGTAATATTGCTGTTGCCTTGGCAGTCACCCAAGCGAGTACCTGACCACGGAGCAGATGCACCAGCGGCTGCAATGTCGCGGAAGTCAATGTCGGTCAGCCCTGTAACAGTAGCGGCTGTAATGGTGCGCTGTGTGCCGGGTGTGTCACTTACTATGCCCAATCGTTGCGTTGCAGATGTACCGCCACCAAAAGCCAATGTTCCAGTGACGGTTTGATTGCCATAAATAAACGTTGTGTTGACGGTGGTCGCAGTTGCTGCTGTAATTGTCAAGTTGTTAAAAGTGTTTGTTCCTAAAAAATTCAAACTACTAGCCGCCACCGAAAATATTACGTTATTCCAAGATATTGTTTGACCTCTAAAACCAATACTTGCATTTGCGTTTGCTAGGGTAACTGTTGATGTTCCTGCGTTAACCGTCATTACGGGAGCTGATGCGCTGTTTGACCCTAAATTAGGTATAGAAACGGCGCTTGATCCGAGGGTTAGGGTAAAAGGTAAACCAGAAAGCGTTATTGCAAGTGTTGTAGCCGTGAAATTTCTGTTGTTTGTATTAAGGCCACCAGAATCAATTGCCCATCCTCCGAATGTGGTGTTGTCTACCAATCTTACAGAAGCACCAAAGCCGCTGCAACCAAAACTGTTAATTGTATTTCCTGCACTTGTTAAGTCTTGAGTAACTCGACCAGAAAAAGTTGGATTGAAGGAACTTACGGTTGTAGACGCAGTGAGTGTCAGATTGCCGTAAAGTATTGGGTTTCCAGCCAATGTGTAGGCGTTGGTCTTTGTCGATGTAAGAGTGCCAAGGTTGTAACCGTTAAACCCTGTGATTGAACTTCCAGAATTTAAACCTGTGTTGTCAATAATAACTGTGTCTTGCGCCAAGGGGAAATTGCTTAAGCTAACAGTACCACCAGAAGATGTAGCCCACGAATCACTATTCCATACGTTGCCTGCTACTTGATTCCAATAAACAGTCTTGGGTGCTGGAAATGTGATATTGGTGTTGCCACCGCAATCACCAAGCCGAGTACCCGACCAAGGAGAAGAAGCACCAGTTACTGTGATGTCTCTAAAGTCCACATCAACCAAGGATGCAACATTGTTAACTGTCAGTGTGCGTGTAGTGCCGATAAGGTTTGATCGGACAAAATATCTAGCGCAAGATAACTTGCCTGTAACAGTCAATGTACCTGTGACTGTTTGATCACCAAACAATTGAATGGATGAAACAGTTAAAGTTCCTTTTGCCGCAAACGTCAGGTTGTTGAATGTGTTGTTACCATGAAAACTGGATGTTGTAATTGCGGTAGAACTGAACGTGACGTTGTTGAACGTGTTGCCTGTGTAGTTTGTACCGCCTCCGATACTTGCGTTTACCGCAGAAAGCGTGATGTTGGAAGTGCCAGCATTGATGGTTAATGGGGCGTTTGCGGTAATACTTGTGGCGCTTACAGTAGACGCGCCAAGCGTAAGAGTACCGGCAGTTGTTCCTGCTGTTGAAGAAATGGCTCCACAGGTTAAATTTTTACCATCGGTATTAAAAACACCTGCGTTTAAAGTTAATTGGCTAGTTCCGTTGTTTAACGCATCCTGAAGGGTGTATGTACCAGTTCCAAGAAAAGCAATAGTGTTTGCCATTGCAACACCATTGGTCGTGATGGTATGACTACCTGTTCCCCAAAATTGAATTTGACCATTATGTGTACGAGTAAACCCCGTTGCAGGCAATGTCAAACTGCCATAAACAAAAAAAGCAACACCACTACCAGCAAGTGTCAAGTTACCAGTTGCCGGGCCAGCAATAGTGACGTTACGGCAAACCGTTGTGTTGTTAGCAATCGTTACCGTGTAAGCTGTGGCGTTTGAAGCCGAGTCAAACACCACATCATCTTCAGCACTAGGCGCACGGGTAGATGGCGTTAGTCGAGCAAAGTCTGTGTACCAGTTGGTTACGGTAAATCCGTCCCAAGTGCCTGTGCCGCCACCCCAATACAGTGTTGCCATATCACTCTGCCTTCAAATATTTAACGCCATCAATCTCAATGTACTCAGGCTCTGGTTCAGGCTGTGGAGGGTTGTCCATGTAAGCAACCCAGTTGTCCACACGCTGCTGCATCATCGCCTCAATCTGTTCTTGAGTGAATGTGTGATCGTCAGGCAATGTGATGGCATCGCGGTAAGTGCCGTGCGCTGTTTCGCGCTCAAAGTCAATCTTGGTCATGTTCAGAATCCAAAGTTCTTAGCAATGATCTGCCACTTGGCAGCAGTGCTGTTATACACAAAACCCATGTAGTCGTACTTGGAAGTACCAGTGGATGCTGTTGGCAAAGCAACATCAGTCGATCCAGCAAACACTGCGTCCCATGAGAAGGTTTGGACGTTGGTAGACAACAAACGCAAGATGATCTTTTGACCGTTAAAGGGTGTACCTGTTGGTGCGTTGATCGTCAATGTTCCAGCAGACTGTGTGTTGGCCTGTGTTGCAATGTCCGTAGTGTCGCCGTTGATAGTGATGGATGTTGCGTCAGAGATGACAACTACACGAGACTGAATGTTCTTGTTCGTTAAAGTTTCAGCGCCATTAAGCGTAGCATAACCAGCAGCAGGCAAATAAGCAGCAGTCCAAGCACTACCACTCCACACTCGCATCTCGCCTGCGGTGCTATTGAAATACAAAGCACCAGTCAATAATGCGTTGCCATCATTGTCTACTGAAGGGTTTGATGTTTTGCTACCAAGATACCGATCATCAAAACTGTCATAACTGGCAGCAGCAGCGTTGGCGCTAGAGGCAGCATTGCTTTCAGAAGTTGATGCATTACTTGCGCTTGTCGCAGCATTACTAGCCGACACAGCAGCAGCCGCAGCAGACGTTGCAGCCGATGTAGCACTACCCAAAATACCATCAACATACAACTTGGTTGTAGCATCAGCATTGTCAGTTGGTGTAGCCAACCCTGTAATTTTGTTGTTGCCCATAGCAACAGCACCAGACATAGTGCCGCCAGTCAATGACAGCTTCAAAGCATCTTGGTCATCAACATACTTCTTAGTGGCAGCGTCTTGATTGGATGTAGGATCACCAACACCTGTGAGCTTGTTAGTGCCCATAGCGATAGCACCAGACATAGTGCCACCAGACAAACTAAGCTTCAGCGCATCAGCAGTGTCAACATAGGTTTTTGTAGCAGCATCATTGTTTGATGTAGGAGCACCAAGACCTGTGACTTTGTTACCACCCATTGCAAGCGAACCAGTCATGGTATCGCCAGCCTTGCTCACCTTGGTAGCAATTTCGTTAGTGACAGTGGTGGCGAAGTTGGGATCATCACCCAATGCAGCAGCCAACTCATTCAACGTATCGAGAGCACCGGGAGCACTGTCAAGCAGCGCAGCAATGGAGGTGTCAACATACCCCTTAGTTGATGCATCAGCAGTGTTCGTAGGAGTAGCAAGACCTGTAATCTTGTTGTTACCCATAGCCAGTACACCACTCATGGTGTCACCAGACTTATTAACCTTCAGTGCATCAGCAGTGTCAACATAGCCTTTAGTGGCTGCATCGCCAGCATTAGTTGGGGTAGTGAGGTTGATGATGGTGGCAGAAGTGCCAGCATTCATGTTAAGGTTGCCGTTGATGACAACATCATTGAAGCTAGAAGAACCAGAAGAGGCTGTGACATTACCTGTCAGATCACCAGTGACATTACCAACAACAGCACCAGTATGTGTACCAGCAGTGTTACCTGTGACAGCACCTGTCAAGCCGCCAACAAAACCTACAGTGGCTGTGATGGTTGTACCAGTGATGGCGTTAGGTGTTGTAGCTCCAACAACAGTGTTGTCAATTGTGCCTGCATTGATGTCAGCAGTATCAGCAATCAAGCTATCAATGTTGGCTGTGCCATCAATGTACAGGTCTTTGAATTCTAGGGAGCTAGTACCGAGGTCAATGTCGTTGTCTGTGACAGGCACAATAGCACCGTCTTGGAAACGTACTTGCTCAGTAGAAACTGTACTAACTTCAGTGAACACACCAACTCGGTTATTCACTGTATCTACAGCAACCTTGTTCTTAGCATCAGCATCACCGATGACAGGAATGTAATGTCCTTCAGCGGCTGTACCATCATGCTTGTGACCTGATGCTTGTGCGAACGCATCACGAAGGGCGTTCAATTCGTTGTTGATTGGTGCTGCGCGTACAACGGCGGTTGGTACGATGTCAGCAGCAGATTGTCTTACATATCCAGCCAAGATTATCTCCTGTCATTAGTTGCATAGTTCAGGACCAAGCCCTGAATTGTGTGACTAGCATTGGTGTCGTTAGTCACGTATTTGAAAGCGATAGAGAAAGCAGAACCAGAAATATTAGTCTTCTCCACTGGTGATGGATTACCATCGAAAATCGCATTAGCATCGTACACAGCTTCGTTGTAATAAGCTGCTGCACCTGCCGTTGTTATAGCATAGTTGGCAGGGTTGAACACACCAACAGAGTCATCGAAGTCATAAGAGACAGCCAGAGCAATGTTACTTGCACCTTCGCCACGCAAGAAAGTGGTGACGTTGTAGAAGTTCTTACGAATGGTGGGGTCTTCAAAGTAGAAGTAGGGAGTCTGATAGACAGACAATATAGGCTCACCGTTAAATGATGATCCGCTTTCTTGAGCATGCACCTTACCTGTAGCATCCCCGTGAATGACAAACTCAGCAGTGCCGATGTAACCGCTGGAAGCGCATGTTGCAGGAATACCAAACAGTTGACCAAACTCAAACCCAATACCGTTAGCGCTTTCACGCAATCCACCTAGCAAGCTGAAATTACCTTCTGCGGGAATGAACAATCTGAACTGAGACTTCTTACGAATGACAACACTCGATAGCGTTTCAACATCAATGTCTTCGGCAATAACATCCTGTAAGATGGCATTGATTGTGAACTGAATCCTTTTAGACACTGTCTCCAATTGAACGTCACCGATGTTGGCTGTACCTGCAATGGGTCTAAATCCATCTGGTCCAAGGAACAACAAACTACCACCAATCTCGATGACACTGTCAGGAACAACACAACCCAAGTTGGTGGTCACTTCAGAGACAACAAAGTCTGCAATGTTTGTACCTGTCAAACTCTTGATAGTATTCTTACCGAAGATGTACAACACATCACGGAACTGCTTAATCTGTACAATCTCAAAGCCTACGTTGATGACACCTGCGCCAGCGGCTGGACTGAAATCTGTTTCGTTCAGTGGTGCAGAGAAGTAGAGATTGAAAGGATCGGAAGGATCACCAGCAAGGAAGATGTGGTTTTTATAGTTGGCAGAATACTTAGGAGAGTTTGGAGCGTTAGCGTGTGTAATCTGTGTATAGGTAGTGCCGTTATACACAGCGGCAGGATTGATACCATCAGTCAACAAAATCTTAGAAGCAACCCAGTTGTACTTGATAAACCTTACCTTCTTCACACCTGTCATTGTCACACTACCGGGAGTGGTAATGGCTGACCAAGACGATGTAGACGCTACCCACCTATGAAAGTAGGCAGTACCAGAAGCAGGAGCACGGCAAGCAAAGATGTTATCGTTCAAGCTTTCAGCAACCATTACACCCAACACAGAACCAGTACCGGGTACAGTGCCATAGTCGTTGGAGTAGCCGCTGATGCGACGATAACCACCAGTTGTCGATGGTTCGTAGTTGATTAAAGAATAGGCAGAACCGGGTTCGTTCTCACCCTGTGTCAACACATCCTTGTTTGTGTTAAGGCCACCAATAGCGATGACCTTATATCCGTTAATGCGATCTGCCATTACATCACTCGCGGTGAAGACAATGCGTTGACAATCATTGTCGAGCGCATAGTGATAGGTTCATCCATCAATAGACGGCGCATTGTCTTGATACCGTTCTCAAACTTGTCACGATGAATAGCAGCGCTCTGTTCGTTAGAGCGATACAACATCATGAAAGTCATAGCACCATCAATTACAACGCTGTCGAATCGGGAAGGTACGATGCATGCGTCATTGGCTTCAACCAAGTCAGCAGGGAACTTCCAATACTTATATTCAATCTCGTAAGCCTGATCAGACTTTGGTGTCACACCGAAGAAGCCATTCTGTGTTTGATAGACAGCTTCAGGAGCACCATAGCCTCCAGCACCTGTTTGGTCTTCGATAGGTCTACGCTCGTCAAGGTATTGCGTGTAAGTCAACACAGGCAATCGTTGTGGTTGATTGTTAGCGGCTGTAAGTTGTTTTAGATAGAACGATTCCCAATCAACGCTAGAGAAGTCTGAAGGGAAAGCGTAAGTGGCTGTACCATTGGTGGCAAGAGTCTGTGTGTTAGTCATCAAAGCAAAAGGCCACTCCTGAGCCGAATGCATCAATTCTCTAACAGATGAGTTGATAGCGATTTTGGCTAGAGCTTGGACGTTTCTAGCATTGTCAAAATCGGTAGAGTCCATTGTGACTTCACCCATTCTACGCAGCAATTCATTTGTTAGGGAAATATATGTTGACATAGTTATAAGCAAGAAAGGGGTGAGCCTTTGACGACCCACCCCATGAGTTACAGGCTATTAAGCCAGTTGATCGCGGTCAACTTCGTCGGCAGACTGAGCGCCTTTGGAGCAGTCAACAACCACAGCCCACACACGACCAGCGATAACGCCGGGTGCGCCAGTGATGGTGGTGACAACGTCGATGGTGTCAGCAGCAGCGATGAAGCCGGGAGTAACACCAGCCTTGTTGGTGTTGGCAGCAGTGTTGTCAAAGTTCAAGTCATTAGCAAACACAGTGGTTCCGTCAGTAACGTCCAATGTGTAAGTGTCGATGTTAGGAACAGTGGTGTAGTTCTGGAAACCAGCAGCCAACACAACAGTACCAGCAGGAACAGAGATACCGACAGCAGTACCAGAGGTAGCAGCCAATGTCACATCCTTCTCAAGCATGATGGGGGATGGACGGGTAGATTGAGATACAAACATTTTGAAATTCCTTTAAGAGTTGGTTAAACGGGGAAGCCTTGTGAGCCTCCCCTGTTTTATCAGGCCACGTTGTACTTGGCAGTCACGATGCCTTCAGGACGCAAGATCTTACGACCATACAGGTGCATACCACGCACGATGTCGGCGAAGCTGTCGGGGTCACGATATGTCTCGGTCTTTGTCAACTGTTGAGCAGTTGCCACAGCAGAGTCATGACCACCAACAATCACGCCGAAGTTGGTGGACTGAGCAGAAGTACCAGAAGTACCGGGACCAGTACCGATCTTGGGTGTGTTGTTCGACACATAGATACGGAAGCCGTGCAGGTTGTTCAGGATCAGGCCGTTTTGCAGACCGGAACCACCGAAGTCACCATTCAACAGGCGGCTGTCTTCGTCCTTCAACATCTCAACGAACACGGGGTCAACGACCAACCAACGACCTTGAGTGTCAACAAACTGCTGATCCAACAGACGACCCATACGGGCAATCACGGTCAGAGGCGACACAGTGGTAGTGGAAGCGCCAGTAGCGCCGGGGAAACGTGGAGCGAGAGGGATGGAGTCACCAGCAGAACCAGCGCTAGTCAGGTTGCCGAAGTTGGGACGGCTCAGCTTCATGGTAGACAACAGTTCGTCAGCACCAGCAGTGGCGATAGCCTTAGTGCCGGGAGCAGTGGTACGGGCAGTGTCGCCAACAGCATGCTTTGCCGACTGAGCGTAGCCAGCCAAGTAAGCCAGAACGTCTTGGTCGTAGTTGTCACGCAGACGATAGGCAGCGCGGTCCGATGCCATCTGCATGAAGTTCACGTGCGAGTGAGCAGCCTCGATGTCGTCGATTTTGAAGGCGTAGTAGTTAGCCTGATCAACAACCAAGGTGAAGTCTTCGTCGTCGAGGTCTTGCGCGGTGATCTGAGTACCACGAGCGTAAGCTTGAACTGACACCTCCGGCTCCTTGATGATCTTGACGGAGTCCCCCATGTTAGCGATCTCTCCAAAATAATCGCTATTTGTAATGTCTTCAACGGTAGAAGCTTTACGGAATGCAAGTTGTACTTGCTTAGAATAAATAACTGGCGAAAAATTGCCATTAGGCAGATTGCCGTAACCGGGTGCGGATGGGAAAGCCATGATAAGTTCCTTATAGATAAATGTATGGCATATACTAAAATACGCTCACTCAAGTTCCACAGGGCTGTATCAACTAGGTGTATGACAAACCTCTTCTAGCTAAAGAGGCTGGCATAGGCTAGATCAACTAGGTTGTCTGCTTACTTACGTTATGCGTTACTAAACGACAAAGCTCAATAAACTGATCTTCAGTGTAATCAAGCTTCATCCTATTGATAGGCACACAGACTAGTTGGATGTTATCAACCGTGTAGTCTCCGTTACTATCTACTCTGTCTAGGCTTACTGTATTAAGTTGGTGGCCTTCGCTAGTCAGCGGCAACTTAGTGTAAACACATAGACCTTCTTGTCTCTGCCAAACTTCATTAAGATGTTCAACAGTGATAAAACACTTCTTATTCTTTCTTGCACCAGCCGTTTTAATCAACTGGTCAAACTTTTGTTCAAGCGTCAGATTTTTATATCGTTTCTGATTCTTAATACTAATCTTTTCTTTGTTGTTTACGTAAGCTCGTCTATCATGATCTTTAGCCTTCTCAGGATTAGCAACACGCCACTCCCTAAGTTTTTCTGCTAAACAAATCTTGCATACAGCTTTGTAACCAGAGCCTGTAGCTTTACCAGATTTACCGAACTCACTCAACAACTTAGTCTCGCCGCACACGCGACAAGTCTTCACATCATTCATAACGACCCCTGACTAGGTTTAATAAAGGACTAGGCAGTGAGTCAGCACTGTCAGGGGAGCTACCCTTTTCGTCCTAAGTAAAGTTATATCAGACTTTTTGTGCCCGTGTCAACTATTATCGTGCGCCGCTACTCATATCGTATACAAACTTACCAGTCTGCATAGCCTTCTGAATAGCTTCTAAGTTCTTCTCGTACTGCAAAGAACTCATCTTGTTCACTTGCGACTCATAGATGACACCGTCATTGTCCTGACTCACTGGTGTTGATCGGCTACCACGGGCATTGACGCTCTCTGCTGCACCAGAAGTTTCCTTCTTCGGTTTCGCTTTACCAATGTTGCGATCAACCTTATACAGATCAATGGCACGAGCAGCAGAACGAGCATCTGTATCGTTCTCATACAAAGCTTGTTGTACCCAAGCTGGTTGTTCGTCTGCCCAATTGTGGAAGTCATCGGTGTCTCGGATGGTGTCAAAGTCTGGATGCAGCTTCAACAACTCAAGCTCAGCCTTCTCTCGTGCTGTCAGTTTGTCTCGCTCGTCCAAGGCTTTGAAGCGCTCATCAAGCGCTGCTGTTTGTTCTTTGGCTTTCTTGATGGCAATGGTTTCAACAATCTTTGCCACATCAGGATAGGTCTTTGCCCATGTTGCCAGTTCGTCTTCGCTGGTCGGCAGCTTGATCTGTTGCTCAGTAGACTGTGTAAGCTGTTGCTTCAACTCGTCAATTTGTTTCTGCAAAGTTAATGCTTGTTGTTGTGAATGACGACGAAGATCACCATAGCGTTTCTTAAAGCTCTTCTCTTCAGCGCTCAAGTTGCTATCGTCTTCACCATCTTCTGGTTTCTTTTCTTCACTGAGTTGTTTAAGCTCAGCTTCTTCTCGTTCGATACGCTCACGGTTGGCGTTGCGTTTACCGAAGGGGACGACAACAGCTTTCTGTTCCATTACCATTTCAGACATAAATACCTTTTAAGTTGGGGCTGCACTGTAGGAGACACTATAGTCTCGGAGTCAGGTAGCCAATGATGGTGGGTGTTATTAAGTACCAGTCTGCCCACCACAGACTTTGGTATTCTTATTGTAGCTTAGTTTCGTTTAGTTACAAAGCCACCTTTGGCGTAGTAGTCAATCTCTTTGTAGCCAGAAGGTGGTGGAAGCAATGCATTATTTTTAACGAATGGTACATACTTAAACTTACCAGTGGTAGGATCTTCAAACTTAGCCATTCTGAAACCTTCGATTGGAGCATTGCGCCAAGGGTCTTCACGTTTAGCACCAAGTGATGTTTTAGGTCGTATAGTTTTGTCAATGACAGCATCACCAGCCATCAATACACCACCGATCTTTGCAATAGTCTTAACATCTTTAAGGTTAAGACCAGCATCATTAACACCAGACAATGTAGTTCCGTCATCACGCTTCACTGTAATACCTTGACCACCACCCATTGTGTTCAAGTTTGACGAAGAGCCAGTAGTTAGTCCTAGACCACCACCACCTGTTATATTGCCAATACCATAGTCAACAGGTTCGTAACCAACATTCAATCCTGCATCTTGAACATCATCAACTTTTAAACCAACGCCATCAAATTTTAGATTGCTACTGAGATCGTAATCTGCTTTAAAGTTATAGTTGTTATTACCAGTATTCCCTAACAACTTTTCAGCCTCTACCGTTTCAAAGTTGTTTTGATAAAGGTCTGTTGATCCAACAGTTGAAGACTTAGCAGTGAGGTCTTCATCATCTTCGTTCATCAATGAACCAGAGGTGAAGTCTTGACCAGACAATATAGTCCCATCATCCCTACGAATAGTAATACCTTGACCACCACCCATTGCTGTTAAGTTAGGTAACGTGTCTCGTAAACCTGTCTCAAACGGTATAGTGCCAGCGGTGAGATCGTAGTTGTCACCAAACTCCATATCGTCAACTCTGATACCTTCAAGAGAAGGAAACTTCAGATTGCTACCGAGTGTGTAATCAGCACCAACACTAAAGTCTGTACTGAGTTCTGAGTCGTCAAAGGAAGGTTTAGCAAGAGAGCCTTCACGCTCTGTAGCGTCGAAGTCATTCTGAGCCGTCATCGCTGTAGTCAAAGCAGCCGTCACCATACTCTCTAGTACGTTCTCATCTGTCACACCAGCTTTAACAGCAGCAACCACAGCATTACCAGCAGCTTTAGATGCAATGCTACCAGCATCGAAACCAAGGGTTTGACCAATCTTGTCAGCATAACCTGCCGATGCGCCAGCAGTTAGACCGCTAACAAGAGCACTCTTCAAAGAATCTTCAAAGCTATTTCCAGCAAGCAATGACACACCACCAGAAACAGCGGCAGACGAAGCAGCAGCTAAAGCAGCACTGCCTTTAGCTAAAGTGACACCACCAATAGTTGTACCAGCTAATGCACCTGCGACATAAGGAACACCATAAGCAGCTAATACTATTCCACCAATAGGCTTCAGTGTACTGTCTCTAAAATTCACCCAACTACTTGACTCCCTACTTGTGTAGGGCATAACCATACCATCGTCGGTGAAGTGTAAGTTGTAGTTTGTACGCAAACCTCCACCATCTGAAACACGATTCCAGTTGTTAGTTATGTCTTCACCGTTTGCTTTGTTGTAATATTGAGTATATTCTCGTTCAAGTAGGTCGTAATCTGTACGCTTACCCATGTCCTGAACAGATGATAGTCCTACTTCGGAAAGACGGAAGGCCATATCCCATGTTGCATTATCAGCAGAGATGCGACCAGCAGAGTAGTATTCTTTTGCGCCAGCAGCCTGTTGAGCATCAAGTTCTGATTTAATCTTCAACACACGCTGAACATGAGCAGGGTCGTGCTCACCATACGCCTGTCTAATTGTGTCAGCAGTGACTTCTCCATTCCTTAGAACATTGGAATAATCGTCATACGCTTTCTGTGCTCGTGCCTGAAGTTGGTCAGGTGTCATAGGGGTAGGTCGGTTATCAATACCAAACCCACCAGCAAGAAACTGATTGTCTATAGTGCCGATATTATTTGCAGAATTTACAAATTCCAAGATGCTTAAGCGTTCAGCTAGTGCATCTGGTGTGGCGGGTGTTTTTGATGCTAACTCTGGCGCAGCAGCCTGCATGAATGAAGCACGTTCTTCTGGACTGACATCTTCCCCGAATGCTGCTTTCCAGTTAGCCAAACCTTCAGGGTCAGGCTCCCTACCAAGAACTTCTCGATACAGATCTTCAACAGTTGTTGCCATATCAATCCTCTTCTGCCATGATCGAATCAATCTCAGACGAGAACATGTCATCGTCCATCTCTTCATCACCGAACAAAGCTTCACCGTCTTCCACTTCTTCAGCATTACCCATCTGACCAATGTCATTCATGCGTTGAAGACCCATCTTGGCTTTGTCGCGCAGCTTCATCAATGTCTGCAAACCAATGAAGCGAACTACATCAGCAGGAAAGACGAACTCGCCTTCACTAAGCTTAGCGTCAATGTCGTCACGCACTTCCTCTTGCATAGCGCCGACAGGCACTTCATTGCCAGAAACTGGATCGACTGTGCCACCTTCTTGCATGACACCGCCTTCGGCAAGCATCTTATTCATTTGATCATCCAGCATTGATTTCATCCTTTAGATATTTGAGATGACGCAATGCCGCAATAGCCCCTTGCGCCTTAAACATTTGTTGCAGGTCTGTTGCCTGTTCAAGCTTACGTTGTTGTTGCTCGATGTCATAGTCAAGCTTCTCAACAAAGGCATCCCACACATGAGGACTGTTGAGCATACCCTTGAGCTTTGGAAGAAACGACTTATCCATCATTGCATCCCTGCTGGCATCTGTGGAGGTGCAGCGCTAAAGCCTTGTTCACCGGGCTGTGCAGCAGCACCAACACCAATGTTGCCACCGCCACCACCTGTCATGTCTGCAACACCGGGAGGACCGCCAGCACCCGGCACAGGTGGAGCACCTTCAGCGGGAGCGCCAACAGCAGGAGCAGCAGGTTGCATCAACGCAGCTTGACGAGCAGCCTCTTCCATATTGTTAGAAACTTTGTCAGGATCAAGATCCATTGACTTAGCAATCTCACGAACAATGTAGGGCATCTTAGCAAACGGCATCAGCGTAGGGCTAGACACAATCTGCATAAACTGCATCAGTCGCTGACTACGCACCTCGTTAGCCATCAACGATTCTGTACCACGAGCATTAACTTCCAAGTCACCTTTGATTTCAGGGTCGAAGTCAAACTGCATGTTGAAGTTGAAGAACGCCTTACCCAATGGAGAAAGCAGGTAGTCGTCAATGTTCTTAATCACTGTCTTGATGGAACCGCTGGCAGCATTCATCAGCATCGAAATACCAGACGCTGTACGACCAACACCACTCACACCAGTTTGACCGTGAGCAAACGATGGCATACCTGTCGATTCATCGGCAAGCTGACGAGCCTTGTCAAACATCTGAAGGTTCTCTTGCGACACGTTAGGAAACTTCGTACCAAACAAAGCTTGACCGGGAGCACCGCCTTGACGACGAAACACCTTACCGGGATAGACGCTCATGTCTTGACCGGGAACAAGGTTGGTTTCATCAATCTCGAAAACGAGGTTGCCAGACAAGACTCCGTTGTCCACTGCCATACGCATGAAACCATTCATTAGGGTTTGGGTATCGTCCATGTTTTCAGCGATACCAACACCTGCCAGAGAGTAGGGGTTAAGTTCGTAAGGGACAGCGTAGTACGGAATCTTGGCTGGCTTAAAAGGATTCAACACAAGGCGAATGATTTTACCGTTGCAATACCAAATGTTGGCTTGGAGTTCACCATCGAAATCTTCAGGCACTTCAATGTCATTCTCTTCAAGCAACTCAACATCGACGTTGCCCCAATACTCCAACACTTCAAAGCGATCAACACCGTAGTTCAAAGCGTAGTCTTTGAGGGTATCTTCCCAATACTTCTTGGTGTAGCCTTCACCGCCTGCAACGATTTCATCAATCACTTTGCCACGGAAGTGAGGACGCTTCTTCAGAGCACGAAGCTGTGTACGTGACATCTTGTGACGCTCAATGACATATTGGCATTCATCTGTGTTGTTTGCGTCAGGATCCCAATAGAAGTTCCACAACGAAACATGTGATGCCTCTGGTACTGTCTTGATTGTTGGCTTGTATTCACCGTCCTCAGTCCAGTTTGGATATTCTTTGTTGACAGCGAACGGACCCTTCATCACGCCTGTACCGAACAGTGCCATCTCAAAGCCTGACAGACGCAGATGCTTACTAGCACCACTCTCGTCAAGCTGATCATGAATCTTCTTCTCCATCTTCTTAGCTGCCACCATAGCGGGATGGAAAGTGACAGAGGTTGGTGTGACACCCGGTCCTTCTTTCAAGTTGGGGATGTCTTTCAAGTCATCCTTCATAGCACCCAACATCTCTTCCAACTTGTCGAGGTCGAAGTCGTTGCCCATATTGGCAGCGCCCTCTTCACCGAACGGAATAGCTGGTGCAGCAGGTGCGCCTTTGGGGTCGAAATGGACAGACTCAACAACACCTTCAGGAAGTACTGACGGGTCAATACTCAAAGGGAATTTGTTGTTAGAAAACAACACATCAATGATCTGACCATATGCAGCCAGCACCTTGGTCTTGGTAACTTTGACAAATACACGTGACTTCTCTGTAGAAAGAAACTGCACATCAGGACCATACAGACCGCGATAGTTGCGATAGGCTTTGAGCCAGCGTGTCTCGTCAGTGCGACGAGCTTCTTCAGACCTAGTGTAACGCTCTTGAATGAACGAGATTAAGCCGCTGGCCTTGAAGGAGTCTGCGTCAGTGGTAGCGTCATCCAATGCCAATACTTTGTCGGTTGTAGGTTTATCAATTAGTGCCATAGTTTATTCCATTGTGTATCTGTTACCCTTGCTCATATTTTGTGAAGCGGGTATGACGGAAAGATTATTCCATACGTGTAGGCCAGATACAGTTTTACCGTTCAAAGGTATAACATGATCGACATGCCATGCATAGCCTGTCACATCGCGTCTAAGGCCGCATAGGTGGTACGCCTCAGCAGCTACGAAGTCTGTAAACTCAACATCCCATCCAGCATCCCTCATTTGCTTAGTGCTTCGACGTTTAGCATTAGAGGCCATTACTTTATCGGGATGTCTCTGTCGAAATGTTTTCTTATAGAGAGACAACCTATCTTTATTATTGGCTAACCAATCTTTTCGATCATCTATTTTGGATTCCCTATACTTCTTAACTTTTTCTTGATTGTTTGCCCTGTATTCTTTAGCGAGTTCTTTACGACCATCGGCAGTATTATGGGCAGAAGCACAGACAACACACATTCGACTAGCAACGTAACGCTCAGCAACATGTCCTTTGCTGCATTCAAGTCCAGTGAAGAACTTCTTCAAGCCTAAATCCTTAGCGTCCTGTTTAGAAATAACTTCCATTCAATACCCCATAATATTATCCGCGATATGCATACCACTTCGGTGCGTATCAGGATTATAGTCCCACAAGCTACTACGTGGACGCGACATCAGCCCATAACGTAGGGCATCGTAAACGTGATCGTTTGAAACTTTAGTGTTAATGTCTTCAGGATTGGTCTTATCCAACGGCAACACAGGCAAGTCAGCAATAATTTGAGTGCAAGTGTTAAAGAACACCATGCGTGGTTGTTCCGTAAACTGATCAATTTGCAAACGGCGGTGAATCTCCATCTTACCAGCCACACGGCTACCAGCGCTACGATCAGCAGGTCGCCAACGACACCCCTTCATGATCATCTTCTCAGCAATTGACGGACCTTCGCCACGGCGGTGCCAGCATGAGCTATCAAGCACACCATAACGGATGCTTTCACCCTCTTCAAGTTGAAGAACCATCGTTGCTAAGTCTTCAGGAATAACTTTACTAACATAAAGCTCCCGATAAACAACAATAGAATCGTCAGGAGCTACAGCAAACCACAATACTGCGCTGTGACTGCTATATCCGTAGTCACAAGCTCTAAATTTAGTCCAACTACTAGGGATTGTGTAGGGTTCTACAACGTGAATAGCTCTATTGAACTCCGAAAATGCAGCGCCCTCTGCAATATCCCAGTTTCCTTCAAGTAATTGCTTGCGTTGGTGCTCTGGAAGTGACAAAAGCATGGCTTCATAGTCACCACCATCAGCCAAATACGGGTTATCAGACAGTTTAGAAGGAATGAAACGGCACTTAAACAGAGGTTGGTCTTCTTTGCTGTGTCCTTTAGGGTATACAAGAGTCTGACCAGTCTCAATATCGATAGCCCAAAACGATTTACCGGGTGGTGCAGGATCAATAAAGGTCTTTTTCACCCAAGAATGACCGGGTCCACCGGGGTTGGTGGTAGCTCTCATGAACACTGGAAGGTCTGGAGCGGCTGTACGAAGCCGTGAGCGCATATAGTTATACGCAAAAGGTGTAGCCCACTGAGTTAATTCATCAAAGGCAATATATGAGAAAGAAAGTCCTTGGTATCGCATGACATCTTCGTCACGGTCAAGGTAGGACATCCACAATTTACCCCCGTTAGGGTGTTGCCATTGAAGTTTTCTCTCACTCCACTTGATACCGGGATAAATCTTAGGGTACATCTCCTGAGATTTCCAAATGAGTTCTCGAAGTTCTTCAGTGGTGTGACGAAGAATGAGTCCAGAAAACTGAGGATGAGCTATATAGCGTAAAGGATCAGCTAAAATTGCATACGATTTGCCGCCTCCTGCCGCGCCGCCGAAGAGCACAGAGCGTTCTGGTGCAGCTAAGAAGGCTGTTTGTGGGCCGGGGTTGGGCTTGAAAACTACATTCTCGTACTCTTCAGGAGCAGCGACTTCATCCGTTGTCGGAGAAGGTGGCGCTAAGTTGGACGAATCGATCACTACCGAAGAAGCTGTCTTGTCCGGTTCCTGTTCTTTTTTCGTACTCTTGCGCTTTCTTAAGGGCTTTTTCGTACCTGTCGGCAAGCTCTCGATAAGTAGAGGACTTACGTCTTTGGGACTGTTCACTCTTAATCCTCTTCATCAAACCTACATGACTTATTTCTCTACCAGTCACAGTAGTGAGCCAAGCTGATACCT